GCACCTGGTTAATCAACGCCGTACCGGGCACCAGGCGTTCGTCGGCTTCCACCAGCAGCTCCAGTTGCTGGATGCAGTCGCGTTGACGCAGCTTGCTGCGCTCGGCGACCAGGGTTACCAGCAGGCCGCTTTCGCGGATCATGTGCGCGATGTCCTGGGCGATGCTGGCCCGGTCCTCGATCAGCAACGGCTGACGGGATGGGTCCAGCGACAGGTCGTTGTCGACTATCAGGAGGTCGATGTACTCGCTCATCCGCCTACCGCCATGCTCAGCATGTTTTCCAGCTCTAGCGGGTTCATGGCTTTGCCGGTGTGAATGTTGACGTTCTCCACATGGGTGCCCTTGTTCTGGGTTTGGTTGTTGTTCTGAATGCTGCTCAGCAGGCCGCCCCGGGGCACGGCGTTGGGCCGCGTCGGTGACAGGCCGGCGATAGAGCTGTTGATACGCTGTTGGCTTTGCTCGGCCTTTTCGGTGGGCGGTGGAGCCAACACCAGGGCCGGCGGCTGTCGCGGTGTTTCCGGGACTTTGAGCTGAGGCCCGATCGGGGCCGGTACTGGGCGCGGGGACTCCAGGGCGGACAGTGGCTGGGCAATGGGTGCCGGCGCTTTCGGCACCGGGGCCAGGACTAAAGCCGGGGCCTGCGCTTGAGGCTCCAGGGCGCTCAACATCGGCATGGCCGGCGCTGGTGTCTTGGTGCTGTTGGCCATCACCAGCGGCGCCTGGATCGGCTGCTGGGGTGTGCTCACCAGTTGCGGCAGCAATGGCGCCTCGACCTGCGGGGCGCTGATGCCGGGCAGTTCCGGCGGTGCCGGCATGTCGCCAAAGGCTGCGTCGATCTGCACACCGGGGATCTTGTTCAGCATCTCGATCAAGCCATTGATGGCCTGTTTAAAGATGGTGACGATGCCGTCCCACGCCGCCTGGGCCATACCCGACCAACCGCCCATGGAGCCGAACCATTCAGACAACGCGCTGAGCTGATCACTGACCCACTTGAACGCCTCGCTGTTGAGCAGCGCGCTGGTCCATTCGTCCCAGTAGATGATCGCCGCCGCCACTGCCGCGACCAGGGCGACAATGCCGATGACAATCCACACCACGGGGTTGGCCAGCAGTGCAGCGTTGACCAGCCAGATCGCCCCTTGCCACAGCAACATGGCGCCCTTGGCGAGAGCCATCCAGGTGTACATCAGCACCAGGCCGGCGACGAAGGCGAGCACCATGACGGTGTGATAAAGGAACATGGCGATACTGCGAAAGCCGGTCCAGGTCAGGACGTTCCACACCGCGACCAATCCCAGCCAGACCATTTTCGACACACCCACGGTCAGCGTGAGCAATGACATAGCGGCCACAATGCCAAACACCGTCAAGGTGGCGATGCCGATCACGCGGGTGATGTTCGGGAACAACTGGGTCCAGCGCGTGAGTGTGCTGGCAATGGCAACCAGCCGATCCATCAGCGGTGTCAGGATTGGGATCAACGACTGGCCGAAGGCAATACGCAAAGCCTCGACGGCGGCCGCGAACTGTTGCCACGGATCCACCATGGCTTTGGCCATCCGTTCGGCGTTCTCCAGCCCACGGACATTGCCCAGCTGCTCCATGCCGTTTTTCAGGCGGGCGGTGTCGCCCATCAGCGTGGTGATCAGCCGTGCCGCTTCGCCGCCAAAGGCGTCACGCAGCTGCTTGCCGTTGGCCTCGATCGACAGGTCACCAAACTTGCCCTTGAGCTTGTCCAGAATGTCCAGCATCGGCAGCAACTTGCCCTGCTGGTCGACGAACTTCATGCCCAGCTTTTCAGACGCACCGCTGATGTTCTCGAAAAACGACTTGTACAGGCCGCCAGCTTCGCCGCCGTTCATGGTGTTACCCAACGATCCAAGCACCGCCATTTGTTCCGCCAGGCTGACGCCTGCGGTGCTGGCCAGTCCGCCGGCGGACTTGAATGCCTCCCCGATCTGCTCGCCACTGGTGCGAAACAGCTGCACCGCTAAGGCGGTCTGGCCGCCCAGCGTCTCGACCCATTCACCTTTGCCCATGGCATCGGCCTGGCCCTTGAACAGGTTGTACATGGTGCCGACGTACTGCCCCATCATGGCTGCATCGGATTTGGTGGCCTTGGCCAGCAGGTTGCTGGTGTTGGTAAAGGTCGCCAACTGGCTACCGCTCAGCCCCTTAATGGCGCCCTCGATGCTGTACGCCGAGGCCACAAAATCCCGGGCGTTCTCACCGTAGGCCACTGAGAACTCCAGGGACTTGCGATTCAGGGCGTCCAGCACATCTTCGGCCACGCCCAGCGATCGCACCTCGCCCAGGGCGCGGTTCATCTCCAGCGCCGGTTTCAACGACTGAGAGATGGCCACGCCCGCGCCCACCATGCCCGCCACGCCAAGGCCCATGGTCTTGATGTTGTTCTGGCCCTGTTCGGCCAGCTCAGAAAAGCCCATTTTCACCTTGCCCAATGGGGCGGTGACCTTATCGGTCAGGCTCAAAATAAAGGCCAGGCGGGCGCTGCGGTCAGCCATGCGTGTTTATCCGTTCAGTGCGTAAGCGATGCCGTTGGCCACGGCGATTTCCATCCGTCGCCAGTGCTCGTCCTCTAACCACTTGGCCGTGCCCATCACTTCGAAAGTGGGCTCGGCACCCGGTAGCCAGCGGTTGGCCAGGGCCACCAGCTGGCCCAGACCGTTTTCGGTCAGTCGTTCGGCATGGTCGAGGGCTTTTTTACGGTGACTTCAACGTCAGGGCCGTATTCCTCCAGGAGCGTGCCGGCCAATTGCATGACCAGTACCGGATTGCCCAACATCGCCTTGAGGGACGCGCGCTGCTCTTGCTTGACGGTGGTCACCAGCAGGTTATTGGCCGGCGAGACCTTGTTGTTTTGGTTCACCGCGTTGAAGTATTTGGTGACGTCCTGCGGGGTCAGCTCAAAGGTGAATTCCGCGGTACCGATTTCCAGGGTGATGTCGCGTTTGTCGGTCATGGGACTGCTCTCTTGTTGAGGTTTTTAAAGTAGGTGTCGAGGTGGTTTTCCAGGCGGTCTTCGAGCCGGGTAATCACCTTGTCGAACTGGTCGTTTCGCACGTAGTTCTGTGCCAGGTACAGGCGCAATTCCAGGTGTTCGCGGCGGGCGGCGCTGATCTGCTTGAACAGGTACACCTGAAATCCCATCACGCCGGTCAGGGCCAGTTCTGTCAGCACCAACAAGATGCTGACGGTCAGCGGGTTTAACTCCATGTCATGCGCTCCAGGTGCCGCGTCCGCCGAGGCGCACGGCCTTCCACATCAGCCATGCCAGGACGGTATTCATGCCTTCCTCGCGTAGTGCGTCGTAGAAGATCCGGTCAGCCTCGACCTTGGTGAACCGGTGGGTCAGGTTGGTGTAAATGAAGTCATGAATCACCGAGGGGCGTCGGGTTTCCGGCTCTTCCCGATCAATCAGCCAGCGCGCCAGGCGTGGCACGCTAGCCAGGTCCGACAGGTAACCGATCGGCACAACAATCAGCTGTGAAACGCGGGGTTGATACCCTGCGGGCTGCGCAGGCGTTGGGGCGTAGTAGCGGAAACGCAGTTGGCGAACCACTTCCCAACGCCGATGGCCTGGGCGGTGACGCAACTCCAGGTCACTTTCAAAGGGCATCGGCGGCGCACTCCACGCGGATCTTGTTCGGTGCGGTGTCGTTGGCGATCTGCGCACGTAACAACACGCGACCCGGTTCCGGGGCCTTGCAGTACAGCGCCACCAACGTGGACGCGCTGCGCGCAACCACGGCGTGGGTATCGCTGAATGCGCAGCCGACCAGGGCGACGGTGACGAACACGGCAACAATCAACAGACGGGACATTCAATAGCTCCAGATCATTGGGCTCGGAAGGCGTCCGCCGATCGGAGCCATGCCCAGGTGAATAAAACGAGCGTTGCCGCGCTGACTGATGCCGAACCGGGTGAACTTCAGGTTCATCGCCAGGCGCAGGATCTGCACCGCCTCAGCGCCACGGCAGCGCACGTCAACGGCCAAACCGGTGGTGTGCTCGCCGGGCTCTGCCTTGCGGGATTCTTCCGGGTGACGGCGGCAACGGTAGGCGCTGCTCAGCGGCATCGGTCGGCCGTACTGCTGACGCAGGGTCACCAACTCGGCCATAAAGCCCGGATCCATCTCGCTGCCGTCGCTACCGCATTTCCCACACTTGCAGCGCAGTTCAGCCACTGCGAAGTGCGGCCAAGTGATGATGCTCATCGGCGTTTTCCTTGTTCGGAAAGGGATTCACAGGGTGTGCAGCGGAAAATCCCGCCCAACGCTCTGCGGTTCTCGGGGATCGGTTTTTCACAGTCCAGGCAGTGGATGCGACTCGGTCCCGAGGGGCGCGGGCGGGCGAGCTGTGCGGTAATCGCCTGCTCTCGCTCGCGTTCCTCCAGCGCCTGGGCATGGTCGAACCAGTCCACCATCAGCTCAGGCCCTCGATCTCGGCGGCATCCAAGTACGGCACGCCATTGATGCGGATAAAGTCCGGGCTGGTGACTTCGAACGGCACCTTGTGCTTGGTCTTTTCGCCGCCCTTGGGGTCGATGTTCAGCAGGCTGGACACTTTCAACTTGCAGCCGAAGGCCTCAATGCGCAGCTCCTCGTCGCCGGCCTTGGCAAAGAACACCGCGTCGAATGCCTCCAGCTTGCGGAAGCTGCCGGCACTGCGGGCTGCTTCGATCAACAAGTTGAAGTTGGTGGAGTCCAGTTCCAGGTCGCCAGCGGCCGCCACGTCGCCGTCGACGTAGCCGTCAGGCACGCCCCGGGTTTGTGCGGTTTTGCTGTTGTCGGTGATATACAGGGTGCAGCTTTCGACGTGGATCGACAGGTCGCCCAGGTTCACGTCGAAGTTCTTGCCGCCAATACGTGACATGAGGGGTTACTCCGAATCGTCGGTGGAAAGATCCAGGGCGATGTTCGCCGTGAGGTCTTTCGGGCAGTTGTGGGGTTTGAGCTTGATGTAGGCTTCAACGGCGGTTTTGCTTTTCCAGACCAGCACGATGTCGCCGTCTTTTGGCGATTCGATCTCGCCAGGGAACACCTGGCCGGCAAACTTCACCGACTTGGCCATACGGCGCAGCGGAGCCATCAGCGCGTTGACGTTCACGGCCATGCTGTTGGGCGTGTTGTTCAAGCGCCGATCGCCCACGCGGCGGATCAGCAACGGGCGTACCTGGCGTGCGGCCTTGTCCACCAGACGCAGGTATTCGATTACCTGGAAGTCGCTGCCCGGGGTGTCCAGCAGGTTGCCGTCGCCCCAGTACACGCCCGGGTAGTCGGCGTAGGTTTGCGAGACCGAGAACCGGGCTTTGTCCAGCTCGGCGCGGATCGAGGACGGCAGCGGAATGTTTGCCTTGTCCACCGGTACGGGCCCCAAACCGAGGACGGCGCCGGTAGCCACGCGCATGGGACTGTCTGCAATGCTCACTGCCGCGTTGGCCAGACGGCCTGCCAGGACGCCCAGGTCATTGCCGTGGAGCTGCGGCACCACCAGCACGCGGGGCGCGGCGAGGTCTGCGGTGATTGCTTTTTGATCCTGCAGGTACTCAGCCCACTCTTGCAGCGGCGTAGGGCTGGCCGTCGCGGCCATGATGAAAACCCGACGCCCGTAGCTGTTGTTTAGGGCGATGGCCGCGTCATGCATGGCCGACAGCTCGTCACCTTTAAGCACGGGCTTGGTGATCACCACGGCTTCGACGGCAAAGCCCTGTTGCTGGGCGGTTTCCAGCGCCGTGCGCCAGTCACCTTCGGCGCCGATCGGCGCTGCCAGACAAGCCCAACGGTCGCCACCGTTCAGACGTGCCGCTGTGACCTGGGTTTTCAGGTCACTGGCCGGTAGGCCCAACGCCGCGTCCAGGTCGCTGTCGGTGTTCAGGGGCATCAGTTTGCCGACGTTTTTCGGGCCGGGACCGATGAAAAGAAAATGGCGCTCGATCTCAGTCACGGCGCCTTGGCCCAGATTGAGATTGTTAACGCTGACTTTGCCAAGTGCCATGCTATGCCTCGTTAGCGGGGTGAATTAAGGATTTGTTGAAAGACCTGGTTAATCAGCTCGCGGGTTTCGTTGCCGGTCTCCACGCCGAGGAACTGACGTTTTGGCAGGGTGATGTCCCAGCTTTGCGCGCCTGATGACTCGGTTTTCTCATCGTTCAAAATGCGGATCAGCAGGCCGGCCTTGGCGTAGTTCACATGTTCTTGAGTCCACGCAACAGACGGCCTGGTCAGTGTTTTTTTGCCCTTCTGCCGGGTGCGGAATCCCAGGCGGCGCAACCGCTTGGCTTGCTTGTCGGTGCAGGCGATACCCGGCGGGACTTTGTTCCAGCGCTTCATTTGCGCAGCGGTGCGCCGCTCGCTGACGCCGTTGTGCTGCTGGGCAGCAACCCAACGGGTCAAGGCGTTTTTCCAGCCCAGTTCGGCTTCATCCGCGCTGACACGGGTGACCTGCAGCAATTTGGCCAGGCCGGCTTCCATCTTCTTTTTGCCCTTGGCCGAACCCTTGCGCTCGGCAAAGGGAGTGCCGTCCAGGCTCTGCTGTCCACGTACCCGCTTGCGGCTCATTGAGCGCACGCGCTTGGTGACGTTGTTCAGCAGCCGCCGGCGCAGCTGGGGCGGCAGCTCAAGCAACGCCAGTTGAGCGTCGACGTTGAGTAAACCCCTGACATCGAGGGCGAGCGGATTAGCGGCCATCGGTGTCCACCTCGCCCTGTTCAGCCACCCACAGATCGAAAGGCACAAAGGCCCACGTCTTGCCAAAGGCCTGGATTTCGCCGGCGGGGTCTTCGGCCAGGTACTGCGGCTCGACGAACTCCAGGGTCAGTTCTACATCGGCCAGGTCGTTGTCCAACATATCGATGGCGAACATCGGCTGTGGCAGTTCGTGCCGGTCGCGGCCGTGGTCGTTGTTTTCCAACCAACTGCCCACCAGGGCCATCAGCCGCGCCGGGTGATCGGCGAAGCGCTCCAGGACAATGACGGCGCGATAGCGCATGTCGCCCAGGTGCATACCGTCCACGTCCGGCTTCCACACCAGTTCAAGGCTGACCTGCTCGGTCCAGCTGTCGAGCTGTTCCGGCAGCACCAGACGGTGTTCCATCAGGTACGCGGTTAGCGCTTTAAGCTTGATCACAGCAGCGCCGCCGTGATGCGCCCACGTCCCTGCAGCGAGCGGACGGCCTGCTGGCTGAACTCAAGGAACGACTCCTTGCGCTCAGGTGCTTCTTTGCCCAGGTTCTCGGCGCTTTCACGCCGCACGACCGAGGCAAACTCCGGCAGTAAGTTGGCTTTAGCGCGGCAATACACGGCGCGTTTGTACGTCGCAGCTTGAAACGTGCGCTCCGGCAGGACGGTGGTGTCTGCAGACTCAATGCTTGACACTCCAGCGCCCTGCCAGCTCGCTTTTAACTCGGCCAGATCGCGATTGACCTCGGTCATTGCGGTGGTCAGGTTGATGACCAGCATCTCGACCAGGTACTCCGCCGGCAGGCGGTAACCCTTCTGGAACTCGGCCACGGAGAGGTCCGGCCAGAAGCCGTCGTTCTCGATCGCTTGTTCCACAAAGGTGGTGGGTTTCCCGGAAAAGCTCATTGCTGGCCACTCAAATAGGGCGGGGAGCCTGTTTTCAGTGGGACGGTCCATAAATGGGCGGCTCACTTCCACAGGTCCCCGCTGGGGGGGGGTAGTCGGTTATTCGGAAGTCGGAGTGGCCTGTTGTTTTGCCAGTGCCTTACGGCACTTCTCGATGCGCGTGTCATTGCCCGCTTTCGGGTACAGATCGGTGGAGCGTTCAAGATGCTTGAGCGCGGTTTCCCACTCGTTAGCCTCCATGGCGTGCATGCCGATCAACTTGTGGTACTTGCTCGGGATCTGCTCCGTCAGGTTCCATTCGCCATCGACAAGCGGCAGCAGGTCGGAGAGGTAAGGCTCCGGGCTGCGCTTGGCGGTGTATTCGGCGTAGGCCCACTCGCATACGGCATCGGCAACAAAAGTCTGGATATCCCGGCGCTTGAACCGCTCCGGCATTTCCTGGCCCTGCTCCATCAGAAATTCCGCGAGGTCCAGGGCGTCATCAAACTGGGCGGTGTCGAACAGCCAGATCAAGACCTGCACCGCAACGCGATTGGGGAAGTTCAGCCCCGATTCGCAGTAGCGCTGGACGTATTCCTGGTACTTGGGCAGCAGCTCTTCCCGCTTGAGAGCCTGGCGCCCGGCCAGGCCGTTGATGGCGCTGATTCGCGCCAGGTCCTGGTCCAACGCCGCTTCCTGCAGCAACAAGTGCTTGCGCGCATTGGCGGGGCTGCTCAGCGCGTCGCCAGGGGTGTAGGCCATGCCAGCAGTAGCGGCGAGCGCCGCTACTGCTGTGCTGCCCAATGCCAAGGTGCGGCGCTTGTGCGCCAGGGCCAGGCTCACGCGACCACCAGTTCAACGTTTTCGGTGAACGCGATCTTTTCCAGTTGCTCGATCACGTAGCCTTCGTTGCGGCTGTTGTAGTCCTCGACGCGGGAGCGTTTCGGGTTCTCAATCGTCTGCTTACGCCAGCTGGAGTCCTGGTAGTAGATCGAGAGGTTGTCCCAACTGGTGACCAACACCGCGTTGACTGGGAAGTTCGGCACGCTGAAAGCCGGCAGGCCACCATAGGTCGCAATGACCTGCGCGTTTTCGATGCGCTCCTTTTCGGTCGGTGTGTCGCCCTGTTTGGTGTACAGCTTGGCCTTGTCAGCAGCGAGCAAATCGGTGCCGATGATCGCGACCAGGTCACCGTCTTCGCGCAGGATCTCGTCGACCATCTGTTTGGTGTCGTGCACCAGGGCGTCAAGGTTGGCGTAGTCACCACCGGCACCCAGCGTAACCTTCCCAGCGGCGGCACCCTCTTTCAGCACCTGCTGCGGCGCCTGCTCGCGCAGTTGCTGCAGCCAACCCTTGTTCACATCCTGCAGCTTGGGAAATTTCCCCAGGTCAGTCTGTGGAGCGGCATGGGTGCCGTGGAAACCGATGACGATTCGATCTTGCGCGATACGCTTCTGCACGGCGGCGGAATAGCGCTCTTTGAAGTCTGGAAACTTCGCCCAGGCGTCGATCTTGGCGTAGGGCAACCCCACATCCGACTGCGTATCAGCCAGTTCGTACAGAGTGTTGTCCAACGCCGAAGCGTCCTTGGCTTCACGATCGGTGGTCTTGGTATTGGTGCGGCCAGTGACCGGACCATTCACGCCAATGAACACCTTTTCACCTTTGATCTCGCTGACCGGGGTGACATTGATCCGCTCCAGGAAGTCCGCCTTGGCGGTGATGGCGTCGTTCAGCTCTTGAGCAATCGACGGCTCCACGCTGAACATGCGGCTGGATCGTTCCACGCCGTACGCTTCGGCGATTGCGGCCTGCAGCTCGGCATACTGTTTGGCGCCACGGGCGCTTAATGGCTGGGCCATGTCAGAGCACCCGCGTTTTGGCAGCGTTTACCGGGCCTGGGTTGCGTGGCAACTGGCGACCGGTCGACGTGTTCTGCAGCGCGGAAAACTGCTGCTCCAACTTCGCCATGCTGGCGAGCAATGCCTTGTTGGTGGCATTGCCCCTGCGGCTGAACTCCCGATCGTCTTCGGCAGTGGTCACGATATCGTCGACAGCTGCTGCTACGTCATCGATTGGGGCGGCTTCGGGCTCTGGGGCGTCTTCCGCGACGGGCTCAATCACAGCCTGAATGCCGGCAGCGACAATCAGCAATTGAGCCAGCAGGGCTTTAAGGGCCGTTGCTGTAGCTTCATCCATTGGGGGTTTGCTCTCGGTTATGGTGGTGGGTTCGGCGGGCTCGGCATCCGTGGAAAAACGCTTGAACAAGCCTGCGAGCAAGCCGATCAGCTTGCCGACTTCGCTCTGCGGCTCAGCTTCAAAGGAGCCCAGTTCAACGGACGCGGCATAGAAGGAGTTTTTGTGGGTCTGCTTCGAAAAATACAGTTCCTGGGTGCCCAGGCTGGCCGGCTCATCGGTGACGCCGAGACCAGTCAGGTAGGCTTTTCCGCTGCCTGCGAAATTCGGGGTGATCTCGATGCTGGAGAACAGCTTTTGGCCCTGATCATTCAGGTACAGCAGCCGATAGTTAGGCTTGAGCTGTGCCTCCAAGGCGATTTGCCCGGGTTCCAGATCTTCGCTCTCCTCCACTAACCGCACAGCAAAGACGGTGCCGTGGGAACCGCTCCAGCGTTCGTGGTCGCACCAGATCACCGCCGTGTATTTCGAAGGCTTGTAGGTTTCAGCGATATCGCGCAGTTCCTGGGGAAGGATCTCGCGACCATCGGCGGTGGTGCCGCTGGTGGCGACACGTTTCCAGTACGAAACAAGGGAACGGGGCATGGGCGTTGACTGCGCTCAATCAGTTGAATGAGCCGCCACGATAGGGAGCCGCAAAGCCCCAAACAAATGGTTCAAATGCGCGCTTCTCCTATATTCCCAATATAGGTAAATCACGGAATTTAACTACGCGTTTCCAGCGTTTTCGCCGCATAGACTGCGGCCCATGTACTACTCGACCGAAGTTAAAGAAACCGCCAAACGCCTGTTTCTGCGCCGCTGTAAGGCCAAGGAAATTCAGGCGCAACTCAACCTGCCCAACA